GTCTGATTCCCATTCCAGTTCTGTACCCTGGCTCCATTTGGAGATACCCTGAAAGTCAATCTCATCACCAACGCAGGCTACTTTGTTTGGTTGGTACCATTGGATGAATCGCCCGAAGGCTTTAACCGCACCCTTGTCCTGAAAGGGAACTTGCAAGTCTGGGACGATAACGATTTTTTTCATTTATTCTCCAAATAGAAAGCCATTGCTTCGGCGCGGCGTTTGCCTGCTCGTTTAGAATTTTCGCTTAACGTAACTGGTTCTAAATGATCTGGATTGACACACTTAATATTGTAGCACAAATGATCCAAAGTAAGACCTTCTGGTATATCGCCTTTGACAAGGGTGTAGGCAACCCTGTGGGCTTTGACGGTTTTTCTTTCGGGATAGGATTCTTGGAATATTCCATAACCATATGTGTCTATAGTCGAAGTCCACACCCAGCAAGTAACAGTTTTATTTACTTTTGCCCAAAATCTTTCATGCCAATTTTGTTTACGTTCTTGAATGACAAGTCTATTTACGTCGCCATTACGCTTTAGCCGATAATAATGCATAGCACAAAGTGACTTGCCTTTGTTGAATATTTCCTTTTTGCAGTCGGTTACGACGCAGGCCATTTGCCTTTCCTAACCAATAGAAAAATCGCACTGTAGTTAAGAAGATCCAGCAGGGTATCTTCAATAGATTCGTCATTAACATCCACCCCTGGGTTTTCTAAAATGTGGTTAAGCCTTGCCATTTTGTCCCACATGCGTACACGAAGGCCATTCTCAGCCCCACCAGGGGCTTGAGCAATGTTCTTAGGTCCATACGCCTCATGCTTCTTAAGAAGCAGATTGCCAGCGCCATCCATGATCTTCCATACTTCTGTTGCAAAATTATTATCTAACTTCACTCTCGAATCCCAGGGCAGCGGATTACCAACGTTCCCGTGGATATCTCTGTCGAAATAATGTGAAACCCAAGATCCTTCAACAGTTGACACGCCAGGGTAAGGTCCTGTAGTTTTGTCATTCATTGTTCTCTCCTTCTTGTCCTCGGTAGATCCAGTCATGGCTATCCTCGTCCAGTTCATAGTAATACACTATTGTATCACCCGTGTGTAATTTTTGTTCCATTTCGATTACGGTCAACGCCCATAGTTGGGGCGGGACTGACGCCCCATCCTTTGGCCCATACATAAAGGAATGCATTATAATTTTACCGCGTCTTCCTCATCGTCTCCTTGCTCCGTTTCGTGAAGGATGTACGCAACTAATTCTGGGTTATCACGCAAGACATTGAGAAAATGATAGCCGATAATATCGCATACTTCTTCTACATCAAAACGTTTGCGAGTGGAGAAAGGTGTTTCAAAGATAACGGCATGGGTAACCTCATGCACAAATACGCGCAGTAATTTATCTTCTGGCAAATCTGGACGTAGTTGAATTGTGTTGGTATCGGAAGTCGTAATGCCATAAACATCAGGATCGGTTAGGTCATATTTGACCTTATACCGCTGTCCAGATACGTTAATGGACCTTGGCCGCCTCATTATGCATTTACCTTATCCATAAACCATCCCGAACCTTCCGATAGGTAGACATCATTAACATCCTGGTTAGGTGGTAATTGTACCACAGTGGCAGTGTTTAGGTCCTCTTTGATTCGTCCTGCTAATTCCTGTCCAGGGTTGCGACCATCTTCTTTAACGTCGTTGTCGGCAAAAATGAGTATACGTGCATAAGACTCAAAGAGTTTGGGAAACCAGGGCTTCCATTGACTGACTCCCGCAATGCCAACAGCAGGTATGCCGCAGAAAGACGACACGATAATCGTATCAATCTCTCCCTCGCAAATGGCAATCGTATCAGAGTATTTATGCAAATCACCAACGTTAAATAGCCCAATCTTTTGACCCGTAGGCCATAGGTATTTAGGCGTACTATCACCAATGGCGCGGAACTTAATGCCCACAACGCCAGCAGGAGTGATGTAAGGGATTGACAGACGGCCAACTGCATGCTCATGGCCAGCACTAGGCTCCACGACGCTTCCAAGAAGGAATGTACTTGCCACTTCCTTGGTTATGCCGCGTGCCTGTAGGTAAGAGACTGCCTGTGGTGTTAGAGCGTTGTGGTACTTTTGCGCTGATTCCGTTAGCGATTTTCTCTGCTCTGCGTTTAACATCTGTAAACTCCTTAATATCCTCTTTGCGTTGCACTAAATCATACACGTCCCCAAGCAAATTGCAAACCAAACAGTTAAATACTTGCTTATCCAAATTATACGCCGCACTGGCATGAGAATCCTCATGCACCACGCACTTACAAGCCTGCCATCCGTGGCGTTCTATGACGTGAATGCCGTAATGTTCCAGCACGGCACCCAGATCAGGCTTGCTAATCACGGTGTAAGACATCGTTTCTGACATCTTTTATCAACTGAATGATGTCTCTGTATTCGTCTACCATGCGGGCATTTCTTTCCCCCTGGATGCGTAGCGAGCGAAGTTCTGCATCCTTTTGCTTTAACAACTCACGGTAATTCTTGCTTTGCTCTTGAAGAAGAATAAGAGCCTCTTGATTGCTTATCGGTTCTATCGGGTTGGGCCTATTTGACTCATTCATTCGTCTACTCCTGACTGTGCTAACCATTGGTTAAGATCCTGGATGACCCAGGATTGGTCCAGTCCTGCCATGCGACGCTTGACAATGACATAGGCTGGTGGAACTGGCGTGATGCCTCTAGCCTTGGCGTAGTTAGCCGCTTCGGTTGTAGCCTCACGCCAGAATTGCGGTAGATCCATCTTAGCCGTAGCCTTAAGTTCAAAGACAAACGGCTTGCCTGCGACAAAGGCTACAATGTCGCCTTCATCGTCTTTACCTGCTAGGCGCAGACGCTCAGCAGACACTCCCTTAGAGCGTAGCCACTTCAAGATACCAGTCTCAAAGGTTGAGCCTTTCTTCTTTCCGTAACTACTCACTGCATCTCCCTTGAGGTTACACCGACGCGCATTTCGCGTATATCTGAGTATATCGTCATTCTACTTGCATCCGCCCATAGCGTTAAGAAGTTATCACCAGTGGCGCTGTGCTTAGCAAACCTGTTCTTTACGCATGCTACCCGAAACTCGCCTGAATGTGGCACCAATGCCACGGTAAGGATCATCTCTGGTAATTGTGCAATCTTACCTTGAATAGATTTACGACTTGGTGGCAAGTCTGGCTTGCCTTCTGCTTCACTTGTATGGTGCAACAGTACCACAGCCGCCTCTGTTTCACGGGCTATATGGTGCATAGCCTTAGCAATCTCGCGTAGCCCAGACCAATCATCGCCAGCCATAGATACCACGTTCATAGCGTTATCTACAATAATCATGTGCGGATGTTCACCATAGGCTTCGCCATATGCCCGTATGGCTAGGTCAATTTCATCAAGCGTAGGTGATGGCGCAAAATCAAATTGTAGGTGAGTAATTGTTTCCAATTCTTGCCCATAAAATTCTTGTCCAGCACCGCTAGAAAATGATTCCTCAACAGTATCTGTCTTATGACCCGTAATCATAGATGCTGCTCTGATTGCGGTTGTATAGCCGTCCGTATCTGCTGATATGTACAGCGTTGGCACTTTCATTTGTACTGCCATCCAAAGAGCCATGAGCGACTTGCCAGCATTAGGTGCGCCAGCAATCATTGTCATTTGTCCTCTGCGAAACCTAATCCCCTCTTGTACAAACGAGGGGAATAAGTCTGGTAGCAGTGCATAATCATTTGTGCTTTTCGCTGCCGCTTGGTGTAGTGACAGCATCGCTAATTACTTTGCGAAGTTAGGCTCGCACTGATCTGGCGTACCCTTAGCGGTAGGACAGAAGTAACCCTTCCAAGCCTTTGGTGCGCCAGGCTTTGACTCACGGAAGGTACGTGCGCCATGCTTGCATTGATCTAGTGATAACGAAAGTGGTGATACTGGTGCTGCTGGTGCATTGATTGCGATACCGCCAAGACCTTGGGCAATATGCGCTACTGCGCTTTGACCAGATAAAGCCCTGGATGTACTAGCAATGAGGCTTGCAACATCACCGATGGTGGTGAGTTGGGCTTCTAGTTCTGCCTGATCTACGGCATAAACGTTGATGAGTGTGCCGTCAGCCAACTTGAAGTTGACCTGTAACTTGGTTGCTTCACTTGCCATTTTATTTTCCTTTTCCTAGTGGGTCGTATATCTCTGAAAGTTCTCCGCCAACGACGTAACAATAGTCCTTTACGCCGCAGGTGCGACACGACATGCCGATATTTGGTAAAAAAATTTCTGCCTTTAATCCGCGAGCAAACTGTGCAAACAGTTCGGTAAAGACATCTATAGTCCAACGACTCATACCATCGGCTTCTTCAAACTTTGCGCTACGCGCTGAGTAAAAGTAACCACGGGTGGGACGTACACCAAACTGCATCTCCATGAGGCAAGCATACAAGCCCAACTGCATAGATGAATCTGGCGTGCTGGATCCAGTCTTAAAGTCTACCACAATTAACTCACCCGTGGGTAGCACACCCACCAGGTCGGCAAAGCCTTTGATGAGAACATCGCCAAAGTATTGATTAAAGCCCAGTTCGATTCCAGGCTTTCCATCTGGCGTTTCCCAAATCTTAATATGGCTTTCGGCCCAGACCTGAACAAAGTCCTGGAACATCTTAAGACCGTTCTCGTCCCACCAAACCTTGTTCTCTTTGTCGGGATATTTGGTAGATGCCCTGCCGCCTACGCGCCAATCTGTAGGATTGGTGTTAGTGCGCTTTTCAACGTCGGCTATAGCCTCATTGAACGATTCTTCCCAGATGGCTTCAAGGTTCATTGCGCTCCACCTTTCCGAATACAATCTCTTGGGCTTTAAGCAAGCCAGCAATATAGCCAACATCTGCATAAGCAGGCGCATTATCAATTTCTTTTTGTATCAATGCCGCCAAGTTACGGCGCATGATTACTTCGCCCTCAACAAACGCCTTCTCGAAGGCCGTCTTACTGATTATCTTTGCGTGCTGTCTTCCCACTTTGACTCCAATCCGATAATAAAGTTATGTCCGAAAGCGAAGATGCTAAACGCCCAATGGTTTTCCAGACCCGATGGATTCTTGCGAAAATATGCTTTCAATACCCGCTTCTTTTTCATTTGTCTATTGTCGTGACGACTGTAGCAAGGCTACCACAGGAGACGCAACTTGCATCGGTGAAATAGATTCCAATTTCATAGTCATCGTCAAACTTACATTTGACGTTCCACCATTCGGATCCACACGGGCATACCCGAATCGGACCGAGTGAACGGTAGTCCGCTTCTCCACCAGGGGTGGGTTTAAGGTTAGCGATGTCATCCATTGTCCTTACCGAATTCTGCTAGTAGGAATTTCTCTGCGGCACTATGGAAGGCACTGCCCCCAGCAAAGTACCAGGCAGGCTCTGATGGTGCCTTCAACTCACGTTCCAGTTGAAAGGCTTTACCGCATCGTAGCCATGATGTAAAAGCACTAAACGATCTATGTTGTATGGTTGTTTCGTTCATGGATGCAAGATAGCACACTACCCAGCATGGCTGTCAAATCGAGACACGCTGGCGCGGAAAACATTTTTTGCCTATGGGTCGAAACTGGCATAGGCTCGATTTGACAAGAGCCTATGGCGTATGTGTATAATACGAGCATAGCGAGTGCCGATACCGAGGAAGCCTTTAGGGCTTCCGTTTCCAAGGTGAGCGACGAAGGCGATAGCGAACTAACCGTAAAAACCCAAAAAAAATAATCCCCCGAATTAACGGGGGATTATGTCGTGCTATTAAGTTTTAGACCAGCATAGTTGTCACTACCGCCGTTGGAATAGTTGGCGATGTAGATGCAGATTTGATGGTTGTTTTACCAACCTTGTATACAAAAGTCATCTTCTTAGCCTTGGCAATTATGCCGCCAATAACTGGTCCGAATACAGCAGCGGCAGCAGCCTTGGCTACGCCTAGTGGGTGATGGTCGCCTGAATACCAGATACCACCAATGGTGGATACGTAGGCAATGGCATAATGTTCTACTACCGTAACTACTTTAGAAGGTATCTTCATATTGCTCCCTATGGTTTGGCAACCGTCGTCGCCGTCGGCTTAAGTGTAGCATTAACTTGCGCTAGATAGTCTGTCCAGGGGAAGTTTGGGCCAGGATCCGTATGGCCACCAACAATCTTCTTGGCAATGGTAATATCGTTATGGCCGCAGAATCCAGCCTTGCCCGCAAGGATGTCAGCGGGGGATAACTTCACCGCGGGGATACCGTTACGATGGGCTATATCGGCCGTTAAACGGGCGCTGAGGGCTAGTTCAGCCTTGGAGTAGGCATCTGTCCATTGCGCTGGTGTTTGAGCCGAATTTCCAGCATGCTCGACTGAGATACTGGCCTGGTTCAAGTCCCAGTCGTCCACCGCCCAGGCAGTGTTAGCCTCAAGAACCGTCTGGTAAATATCTTCATTGTCCACCATGTAGTGAGCAGAGGCTTGAGGGGCATTAG